GTGTCCTTGCCTGTCCAAAAAACTGACCTACCTTGTCTTTTTTCTGATAATTGCACCTAGTACACGCAGCTAATAGGTTGTCGGGCTCATCTGTGCCGCCTTTGCTAATTGGTTGCACATGATCGACTGTTGTTGCATTTTCTGAACCGCAGTATTGGCAACAATAGCCGTCACGTATCAACACGCGCTCACGTATCTTGCGCCAAGCTCTAGTGTTTCCACCAGCTGCTCTTGCGCTCTTGGCTGGCATATCAGTAATAGCCCTTGATCTTATGGAACTCCCACGCTTTGCAAGGTGTCTGGTATCTGCCTTTAATGTAAGCAAGAGTCCAATCAACCTGCTTGTAACCATCAAGGTTCTTGTATTTAACGTTACGCATTTGGCCTAATCCGTAATGACTTCCGTTCTTTGCTGAAACTGACCAATTGCTTTCCTTTGTAATTAGCTTATGAAAGCACTGATATTGGCTGTCTATTAGGATTTTGCTGTGTGCGTATAGCTTCAATGCGTCCCGGTAATCGACGCCGTAGGCAGAGCTGTGGCCTTGTACTGCGCTGAGGATTACTGAGATCAGCACCGTTTTTTTTATTTTCTTTTTAATGATTAAACTGAAAGAGTCATAATCATTCTGTCTGAGAGTCATAAAATCTCCTCCGACTTGTATGCTCCAGCGTACACCACCGAGTCAAGTAGGTCAGAGTTATCCACAGGTTTTGAGCATAGGCTTGGGCGTGTTGTCCACAGGTTATCCACAGGGCTATTCATCACGTACCAAAGCTTCATCTACGATCTTGACTCCAAATGTGCCACAGCCTGAGCACTGGCTGAACCACTCATGAAGCGTTAGCTCTGATCCTTTAGATAACAAATGCAATCGTCTGCCGTCACCGTAAAGAGCTGAGCAGATCGAGCAATCAAATGTGAGTTGACGCATAAGAGCTCCTAACTAGATCACCGATTGGCGCTAGGTGTTCCTGATTGACCCACCAGCTCTCCTGTGTGCCGTTTTTAAAATGCTTTTGCATAGCGTCTTTTACTGGCAGCCAGCCAACAATGTAGTATTCAGGCGATCGACCAACGACAAGAATGGCAATATCGTCCACACGTTCATTTGGATAAACGATCAACGATCCATTTATGTAGCTAGTCCATTTGACCTCAAGGCCTTTTCCTACGTCAGCCTCTCGCTTGCCTTTTGACATGTTTATATCAAAGTCAAGTCCAAAGTACCGGGCGACAACCATTTCAGCGCCAAGACTTTCGGCGTATTCTGTAACGCGTTCATGGTTATTTAACTTTTTGTTATAGCGCTGGACTGTACTCAAATCATCTAGAGAAAACACGACTTGAGTTGCTCGATTATGGATTGCCCATTCCTCGGCCTCTGTAATTTTCATTTTAATGTTCATTGCTGACACGCCAAGCAAATCCATAAAATGTCCATATCATCACGTCCGCCAAGCTTTGAGGCATAGTGTTGACCTTTATCGCACCATTCAATTGCTGGCGGTGTGACCTCATCTCGCAGCTCTGAGCCGTCCTTGTCGATACGTAGCCGCTTACCTGTTTTTATGTCAATGATCTCAAAGTCGCCCATGGCTACACCTGTGGCTTCCACTGGCCGTCTGAGCCCAGTACGAACCAACGCGGCGAGCATTGCTTAGCCTTGATCTTTTCAACGCACATGTAACCGCCCCAAGCCTTGCCAGCCTTATCGCCAGAGCGCCAGATCATGTGTCCATGTGGGCAGATTGGCGCAGCTGCAATTTGTACGCCGCCAAGCTGTGATTTGATTTCCTCAATAGCAGAAGCTGCCGGTACTAGATCCTCACTGATACCAGTTGCCCAGAGATCGACGTCCTGCGCGCTTTCCTTGACCATTTGCACGTCTATATTTTCCGCTTGGCGCATGTTTTCTTGAGTCGGCCTTGTATCTGTTCCCAAGACCAGCCCTGCGCAGCGTCCAATTGCGCTTGTGACTGTATCCTCAACAAACCATTTTTTCATGTTGACGTTGTATGTAGCTACATTGCCGAATGCGTAGTCAATACCAGCTGGCTGCTCGTCCTCATATTTTTTATATATGCGGCATTCAACCAAGATGTAGCCTTGTTTAATATCCACGTCAATGATCGATGTGTGAATTTTGCCGTTTGGATAGGTAGCCCAAAAGCGTTTAATTCGCTCGGCCACGCCTTCATAATTGTCAAGAAAGCCGCTCATTTTCTGGCCGCCCGTCCGCCTGCAATTTTGCCTCTTACGTAGCCGACTCTGTTGCCTTCTTTGAGTCCAATTGTGTAACCAACCACAAATCCTGCAAAGACTCCCAGTAGTAGCCACATGGCCACTTCTCCTATTGTGTACATTTTGCTCCCGTTTCAGGAAGCTACTGCACTTCGCTCCCTGTTAAAAGAATGAAGCAAAGATCTGACAAGGTCAAGGATTAGGCGTAGTTTTGGGCGTGTCGCTAGGCGTTTTGTCCTTAAGTCCGTTTGAGGCAAGTACGCCGCCAAGTGATCCAGTCAAAAAAATGGCCAGCGTTTTAAGTAAGTCAATGAAAGCTGCGTCGTTAGGAGCTTGAGCCGATACCGGCTGAGTTACAAAAATCAAAGCATAGGTAATCCCTAGAGTTACAATCAAGAAAACAATTGAAAGAGTCATGCCGATAAACAAAATCAACCGGGCTTTGATCTCCTCTGGCGATAAACGCCTTTGATATTTACGGTGATTTTGGTTGTGGCTTAACAATGTCTCCAAGTAAGTCCTCTGTGCAGACGCCTTGCGCTTCGCACCTTGGTCGCTGACATTCATCATTTTCCCAATTTTCGAACTCTTGGCATGGATAGCGCGTATAGCCCTGATAACCACAAGCAGACAGCGCCAGCAAAAGGCACAATGCCAGCGCTGCCGCTTGCAATTTTAAGATCACTTACGGCCATAAACCGTATCTTTAGGATTTAGCCAACGCATAAGTACCGGCACAACAGCTGCAAGACCAGCCGACAAGATCGCTTTAGGATCTGTCACACCTGCCATGTAAACTGCAAGACTTGCCGCTACAAATGATCGAGCATAGCTCGCCAGCATAGGTTTTAACTCTTTCATTTTTTCTCCTTGACAGCTGTTTTCGGCAGCTGTACTACAGGAAATTCTCCACCATACTCAACAAATTTTGGCCTACCGAAACCAACGATTTCCTTGCCTAAGAAGCGTTGCTTGATCATAACCATGCCGCCGTTACGCTGATCGCCAGTGCCAGAGGTATTGCCTTCTATGCACCAGACGCTACTTTTGCCTATCTTGGCCACAATTCCAATGTGGCTTATTCGATCGACGCCGTCATGCGGAAAGTCCATGAAGCATAGATCGCCTAGCTGTGGAACTGTGTGCCAACGTCCAAGATCTTTCATTCTTTGCGCCCCGGCAGCTGTGCTCACCATGTTTGAAATCTTGACACCAGCTTCATTTGCGCACCAATTTACAAAAGACCCGCACCAAGGTAAGCCGTCGGCCTTTGTATATTTGCCGTATTTGGTCAGGTTGTTGCCCGTTTCGACTGTACCAATTTCAATCAAAGCAACCTCAATTAGAGCTGCTGCTGTGCCTACTGGATTATTCAAATGTGTGCTCCGAGTTTGTACATTCCCAGCGTTTTAAATCGTTAAGTAATAGTTCATCATGACCGCAATCAGGCATTGGTGCAATAAAAGCGTCGTCTATAGGATCATAGGTATAACCAATTCCTGCATAGTTATAGCGGATTTTGTGATTGTAAGAAGTACGAACGCACTTTTGTCCTTTAAAATTACCGTACCAAGTTTCAGTATCTAAACTTTCAATTAGTTCAGTTTCATCTTTGCCAGTAATTACCTCAGTGACAATGTTATTTTCATCTAAAAATGCGTAATGAGCCATTAGACCGTTACCGTTCCTGTTCCCGCGGTAAATGTGTAAATTGTATTGCCGCCTGAACTTGTTTTTGTATAAGTCAAACCGCCACCGATAGAAGTTAAATCTCTAAAGGTGTCCGCATATCTTAGAATTACAATTCCAGAGCCGCCGTTTCCACCGTTTCCGCCAGTTCCGCCGGAGTCGCGAGATCCGCCACCGCCGCCGCCTCTGTTGTCTGTTCCCGGTGAGCCGTCATTATTGCCAGAACCACCTGCACCACCGCCGCCGCCTGCTGAGCCGGCAGTGTTTCCACCACCACCGCCGCCGCCTGCATAAAGCACAGCAGAGCCACTATAAGAATTTGATGTGCTAGCACCACCACCGGCGCCTGTTCCCGTCACTGTTGCGTTGCCACCTACTGCACTTGAACCACCACCACCTGCACCACATTCGGAGACTGCAATTGTGTTTCCGCCGTTATTTCCCTGTCCCGGAGATCCAGTACCACCAAGCTCTGTACCTGCGCCTTGAGATGAAGCACCGCCGCCAGATCCGCCACTTGATCCGCCGACTGTGCCATTACTTCCAGCGCCACCGCCAGCTGTTGATGTAATGCTGTCAAAAACTGAGTTGTTTCCATTGCTGCCTTTGCTTGCTCTACTTGTAGAACCTGCACCGCCAGCGCCTACTGTTACTGTAAAACTTGCGCTAAGAGAAAAAGTGGCTGCTGTTTTAAATCCACCACCACCACCACCACCGCCTAAGCGTCCACCACCACCACCACCTGCAACAACTAAATAATCAACTGTTGACGGTAGTGGTTTTCTTGGATAATTTTGTGAAGCGACAATCCCTAAAATTGGAGACATTAGCTCAAGTCGCCAATGACTGTGAATACGTTTGAAGCTGTGCAGATAATTGTGCAAGCTGAATAACGCGCTCTAAGAATTGGCGCGACTGCGCTTGCACCTGTTGACGTGATAGTCACACCAGCACCAGCTACAAATGAAGTCAAACCAACTCCAATTGACTGAACGTTGATTTGATTACCAGCGGAAAACACTGACGGCGGAATTGTTACTACAACTGGCGAACCATTTGAAGTCGTAACAAGTTTGCCAAGATCAGCTGCAACGAGTGTGTAGGTTGTGCCAGTCTGTGCATTAAATGACAAAGTGGTGTCGTCTTGCTCGATCCAAGCAAAGTCCATGTTTGTATTTGAAGCTTTAGACAAAACTTGACCAGTAGTGCCACCAAGCAAATCTTGCATAGAAGTATCAACGCCCTGACCAAAGACGTTAAAATCCGCCGGTAAGTCGGTAACCAGATCCGTTGCAGTCGGCATGACCCAGCCGAAGTATGTTGTTGGATTAGCCATTTATTTTCCTTTCAGGTTATGACACGATTGTCGCATATTGCCACTCAAGAATAGGCGACACGCTTGCCCAAGTTTCCGTAATTGGTACGTCATTCCAGCGCATAGCCTGCAAAGAATAGGCCAGTGGCGACATAATCAAGGTGACTGATAGTTCATTGTAACTGGCGCGGAATGTAAAGCCCTCAACAAAGCCTTGAAATGTACCTGCGGACATATTTGACGGCAGGTCATTGAGCGCAATTGGCTGACCCATGAATATGTTAATTAAGCTGTCTCGATCGCCATTGTCTAGCTCTGGATTTGTCAGCGCAAAAGTTATTTGTTCAAAGATTGGCTGAGGATAGGCTCTTAGTGCAAGATAAAAAGCGGCTTGAGACTCAGCGTCCGCTTGATGTTTAATCGTAGTATTTATGATTTGCGCCAATTCGCCATAAAGGCCGATTGAAGCTTCATCTCGATCGCTGACTTCGCTTGTGCTGGTAATTCCATATTTGATCGTGACGTCATTGCGTAGATCGCCAGCTCTAGTTTTGATTGTTATGCCTCGACCAAGCGCTTGGTTGGCCGTCAAATCTGTGTAGCCATTGGCAGCTAGATAGACGGTTCTGTGAGTTGAGTCTGCGTAGCCAATTTGACCGTTGGCGTCCTCGTAAATGTAACCTAGGCCAGAGGTGGCTAAAGCTGATACTAAATTGTAAACGACGGTGCGTGATGAGGATCGCTGAGCCAATTCATAATTACCGGGCGTATCTATTTCGCCCAAACCTGTATTTTCTGCGGTTGCCCAAGTAACCGTCGGATCGTAAGTAGCCCACGTCAGCGCAGCTGGTACTTGCTGCCATTGTGCAAATAAGACCTCTCTTAGGATTTTTTCAATTTGATCGCCTTCAAAATCCTGTGTCAAGACTCCGTCCGTAAGCGCCTTTTGCAGCCTTGCTAGAGCGCCCAAGGCAGTAATTGTCACTTCTTGCGTGTAAGCCGTCGAGCCGACCTCTGAGACGCTTACAGCGATATCCACAATCGAGCCGCCAAAGATAGGCGTATATACCGCAGAAGTGTCTTGAATTTCTACGGATAAGGTGTCATTTATTTCATAGTCAATAGCAGCTTGATTAAAGACAATTAGTGTGATCGAGCAATAACCTGCTTGGGCCTGTTCATAGATATTTGTCCGTCCAGAAGTGATATTTAAGCTGGCCAACACCGAGTCAGTAACGTCAACGCCAGCAACCTTTACACGCCAGACAGGCGACCACTGTGTCATACGGTTGCGACAAGCTGGTCTGCGCCGCCTGTTCCTCTATAAAAAGAGTTGTTTAAAGTGTTTACAATTGTGCGGGCTGTGCCTTCTGAGTCAATTGCTCCGTTGACCGTCAAATTTATAGTTGAGCCTGCGCCACTACCGCTTACATTTGAAGTCACAGCCTTTGATGTAACCGCTGTTTTTGCTACGTTGGCAACAACGGCGCTTGAAATGGTCGGAATTGTAATTGTTGGAATAGGTGTTGTATTTACATTAGGGCTTGAAATGCTTGATCCAAGTACGCCTGAAATGCTGCTAAATGTTCCGCCTGTCTTTACGCCGCCAGATGAAACAGGTTTTAGATCAGGCAAGCCTAGATTGACCGCGTTGTAAGCCTTAATCAAAAAGTTGATTCCGTCAATTGTGCCTTGAATTAAAGTATTTATGACTTTGATTACTGATCCAATAACGCCCACTACTGCACCGGCAATCTTGCCGACAGTCTGCAAAGCGCCGCCTAATACGGTGACAAGTACTGGCACTACATAAGTTTGGATAAACTCAATAAACAAAATAAATGACTCTTTGTTATCGTCAATTGCTTTTGTAATTGGTTTAAAGAAATCAGCAAAGCGACCTAACGCTGGCACTACTTTGTTTACAATAAACTCAACAAGTTGCTGAATAATTGGAAGCAATCGTGCGCCGAGCGACTCTTTGGCCTCTTCAAAAGTAACTTTAAGAATTTGAAGTCGCCCAGCAAATGTCTCCGCGTTTGCTTGTGCTGCCCCGCCAAATAGATCGGATAATTTTGTCTGCACTTCATCAAATGACATTGCTTTTAATTCGGCCGCTGATAGTCCAATGCCCAACCTGCCAAGCGCCGCAGTGTTGCCGTCGTAGGCTTTGCCAAGACTGTTTGCCACACTGTCGAGACCTTTACCGGTTGCTTGGCTAATATCTAAAGCTAGATTTAAAAGATCCTGCGCCTTTGTAACGTCGCCTGTTGATAAAGCAAGGCGAGACAAGGCTGGACGTAATTGGTCGTCCGCCACACCTGTAGCTAATGATGTTTTTAGTATTTGTTTTTCAACAGAGGCAATCATTTCATTTGTTGCACCTGTGGCATTCTTTAAAGCTGTGGCAAGTCGTATCTGCGCGGCTTCGTCCTCGATCGCAGCTTTAACTCCGTCAACGGCAAGTTTTACGGCGTATGCACCGGCGGCAGCTGCGGCTGCGGCAAATGCTAATCCAGCTTTTTTGCTAAATTCTCCAAGCTTGCTACTGGAATTTTCTACGTCAGCGTTGGCACTGTTTAAGGATTTTTTAAGTTGGTCAACGTCAGCAAGTATCGACAGCTTGAGCGTTCTACTTTGCGCAACCATTTAAAACTCCTTGAGGATCTTGTCAAAAGCATTTTCCCACTTAGCAATGATTTCGGGCTGAATGGCGCGCAATGTTGGATAAATAAACCAGCCGTTAGATCCTCGACCTTTTGGCCCTGCACCTGACCAGATTGGGAATTGCTTGTATTTGTTTGATCCAAATTCGTTGCCGCCCCAAAGATCTTTTGTAGTCGCGCCGCCAGAAAACTTTTGACTGGCAAAGCCAAAAGACAGCTCACCGATCTTTGATGATTTAGACACCTTTGATCCGCGGGCTATTTTTTCCGCTGCTCGACCTCGACCGGTAGCTGTGCCGATAATTTTGTCTTGAGCAAATTCTGCCAAAGCTCCAGAGGCCGCTTTTGCTTGGACTGTTGCCTCAGCGTCCATTGCCTTAAATGCACCTAAAACGCGACGCAGATCCGCCTTGTCGTAGGCAATCTCAACGCTGTCGCTCATTTTGCTGCTCCAATATCTCTAGCGCTGTGTATATCTGCTCCGCCGTATGCCATTCGCTCATTGCTATACCAGTCGCCAAGGACAGCTCGACCAGTATGCGATTTACGCTTCCGGCGGCGTAGCTTTTGGGAGTACCTCACCGACAGTCACGTCAGCAACAGTTTCACACCAAATGTCAAAGCCCTTGATTGGCTTTCCACCAGCTTCGCGCTTCATTGCATTCCACGCAAGAAATAGCAGATCCGCAATTCCGATTTTGTTTTGAGCTTGTGAAATAGTCAGACCTGTTTTGTTTTCCCATTTCGCCCACTCTGGCGGTTGTGCGGTATACGTACCGAACTCGCCTGATGTGTACTCGATTGTTATTGGCAGTTTCATTTTGTGCTCCCGTTTCTCTTTCGATTAGCTGATTGTTAGGACTGGCGTTGAGGCGCAAAGCATTGCCCATGAGTCAGTTTGTGCGTCTGGTGCAGCGCCGCCAGCTGTAGGTGCTACTGGAAACACAGTGCCAGCAAAACTTGCACCTGTTGCAGTCAATAGCGTGAACGCAAGAGCTGTATTTGGAGCAGTTGTGAATGCTGTCCACATGGCTTCAAATAGTGAACCAGTTGCGCCCCAGTCTGCAAGTAATTCCATGTTAAGTGTCCACTGATCGTCAATGTGCTTGTAAGCCTTGCCGTCTAGTGTTTGATAGGTAGTAATAACGGGCGCATTTACTAGCGTGACCGCTGTTGTTTGTGCGTCGTAGTTCACTGTTGCGAGCGTAAAGACTATATCGCGACCAGTGACGATTGTTGTTGGCATTTGCTTGTCTCCTTAGATTGTCTGTTGTGTGTAGTAAGTGCTGACCGCGAGATCCGCCACTAATAGGTTTGAAGCTCCTACAGATTGCACTGTCGGACGCTGTACGTCTCCGACTGTGTATCCCGCAGGCATTGCGCCCATAATCGCAATAATGAGCTGCTCAAGGTTATCGAGCGCGCCAGCTGTGTTGTTGTAGGCAACAGCGGCAGTCACGACAAAGTTAATTTTTACGCGGACTTGGCTTTTGCCAATAGTCGTTGTTTCAAGATAAGGCGCGTCTGGAACGATCACGCAAGCTGGTGGAATGACGGCCTCTGGCGGTGATGAATAGACAGAAGCAGCTACGCCAGCCAAAGCTGTTGCAAGTGTGCCGCGGACGTTTGTGGCAATTGTTGTTGGCGTAGGCATTTACATGGCCATTGTTGAAACGTCGACGTAATTTCCTAAGAGCCCTATTACACGATTTTGGAGACTGCGGCCCATGCGAAATGGGCTAGGCGTAAAGTCAACGCCTTCGATCTGTCCGCCGGGCGCGACCACACTCTGGAATATCTCCACACTGACGATCGTGACCGCTTGTTCAACCGCGTCAGTGCTCGCATAAAGTGTGGCCGCGTTTGCCCCGGATAGGTAGGCCACGCCCGCAGGGATTACCGGGCGAAATGTAATGTCTGCATTTGTAACCGCGCAAGTAAAGTAAAAATATGGCGCTGGATAAGCAAAAGGCAGATAAGGAAATGGATCATAATAATTTGATGTGACTGTTTTTGTGCCGTTAAAGACCGCTGGTACGCAACCAGTGATTACAACACTTTGATCAGCCACAAATGAATTTGGCTTTTGTGTTATGTAATAGGCGACGTTATTTTGTAAATAAACAGCTGCAATGGCATTTTGATTTGCAGTAAGCAACGGCAAAATAACCTGCTCGGCCGAATTTATTATTGAGTCGAGATAAGCGTCACTGTATAAAGAGACAGAGACGCCCAACACTGTGCGCAGTTGTGAAGCTGTGATAATGCTAGGCATCTCTGTCCTTTCGTGATCGACTGGCCTAGATACGGGAGCGCACCTAGGCCATGCTTATTTTTTTAGGTTAGGTTGAAGCGACGTAGACCACCAGCAAAGACGGCCTGAGCTGCAATGTAACCGTAGAGCATGATTTCAATTTCGCCTGTTGTTGGCACGTTTGTAGCCAATTGAAGCGCAGGAGACTCAAAAATCTCGATTGAGCGAGGCTCGATGATGAATGCTGACTCGTCGATTGAAGTTGCAACCATGTTTGGATCTACATAGTAATCAAGTCCAAGTACGTTTCCGCGAATGCTTGTTGGCATTGCAGATCCAGCGTTATTCATAGGATTTCCAGCGTTGTAAATTGGACGTCCAGTTGTATCTGTTGCGCCAAGTAAAGTGCTCCAGATAGAAGTGCCTGAAACAAATGATTTTGCTGTGCGCTTTGTTGCTGTGTATGCAGCTGGCGCTTCTGTTGAAACAAATGAGATCAAGCCAGCTGAGTCTGCCGCTGTTGCTGTTGCCTGTGTGCCGCCAGCTGTAATTTGTGCAATTACATATTGGTCAGTTGCTTGAGCGTAGCCGTCACGTAAATTCTGGAGCATGATTTCATAAAAGCTCGGATCTGACCGGTCGAGGAGTTCGACTGAATAGCGTTGAAACCCGGCTTTTTTGATAACTGTCGCATTTACATAGCTAGAAGTAATCGCGGTTGTACCAGTTGGATCTCCGCCCTCTGCCACTGTTGCAGCTGTTGAGTTAGCAGTAATTTTTGGAATAGACACTGTCATTCCGTAGGTGCTTAATGGACGTGTACCGCCGCAAGCGTCAATTACTGGACGATCGGCGTTTGTGTTTTGTGCAACGTCGCGGACGTAAGATACCGGCGAAAACGCTGGATTTGTTGAGAATGAGTCATCTGCTGCCTTGATGTACTGGCGAGAGTCCTCATTGCCTAGTGTTGCCTTGATTGAATGCTCAAGGTATGAACCACCGCTAACGATTGGTGAGCGTGGTGATGAAAAGTAGAGCGGACGAGAAGCCTCGACCTTTTCGACTTTGGAAGCCTCAACCGATTCGGCTGCGACTTCTGGAACGGCTGTAGGTGTTTCCACTTGCTTGTCTCCTTCGGTTGGTTGTTCATCTGCTTCCAATTCGGATTCAGAATCTTTGTTCTCACTAGCTGCAATTTCAACCTTCGCGCTGGCTATGGCTGGATCTGTAACCAATGAAACCTCTTTGAGCGCACTTGCGCTTACTACTAAAACTCCGTCAACGTTTTTATATTTTTGAGCAATTACGCCAACACTAAATCCGTCACGCAATCCAGTGCTTGCCTCGACCAAGGCGTCAGATCCGGCTGTTGTATTGCCGATAGAAAACGTCGCGTAGATTCCTTCGTCGTCCTCCTCGTAGCTTTTAAGAAATCCAATTGGACTTTCGCGGCGGTGCTCAAGTAATAATTTTGTGCTATCGCCCAAAGTAATTGAGTTTTTTTGAAACATAGTTGATCCAGAGCTAGTGACGCCTTCCTCATTCCAAGTCACAATGCGACCAGATAATTCACGTTTTGGAAAATCTGTGGCCTCGACTTTTATTGAAAAGTCCACTTTGATTGGTTTTTGTATGCTGTATGTCATCTGATCATTTCTTCCTCTAGTCGGATTTCATCTGAAGTTAAAGCGCCAATATCGTAAAGAATTTTGTACACGTCTGCGCGTTCTTTTGCAGATCCGCGCAAATAATCATCTAAGTCAAATTTAACTTCTTGACTTGCTGGCACAAAGTCATTTGGCATGCCAGTCATTGATAATCTTTCCTCTATTGCGCACATGATTGGGCGCAGCGAGAAATCGAGCAAAGATTGCCGGGCCAAAGTCGCGTTTGAGTACGTCATGCTCGATCCT